ATAACCAACTCGGCCACTAAATAGTTTTTGTGCTTCGGGTCGACGAGCACTTTATTGAGCGCGGCGCGGTGCTTCTCGGCAATCAGCTTGGTTTGTGCTGGGTCAGGCGTGGGCAGCGTGCCGCCACCGTCACCGACGGCCATTTGGGTGAGGTTGATTTTTGTCCCGCCAGCGGTCGCGGCGGCAATCTTGGCCGCGCCGATTTTGGTCAGTACCGCTTTATATTTTTGTGCCATCGGGTGAGCTCTCTAGGTCAGGGTAAACGGTAATAATGTCGCCGTCGTACAGGGCGACGCCGGTGTAGGCATAACCGGCGATATCTTGAATAATGTTGAGTCCGATGAGGTGGCGGCTGGCGGGCTTTGCATCCGCGATAAGCCGCTCCATCTCGAGATACATTTCCTCGGTGATGCCGTTTTCCAACACGCCGATATCAATCCGAAAGGTGCCGGGCGGGTCATTGGTCTCCCACCACTCATTGACGTTAATCACGTAGCCCAGCGGCTCAACCACGCGACGCACCGCGCTTAAGGTGCCTTTGCGGCTGTGGATGTAATACGCCGCCGCAATTACGTCGCGCTTGGTTTCTTCCGGCCACGTCGCATCCCAGCGGTCAACCGAGAACGCCCACGCCAGATAGGGCAACAGGTTGACCGGGCAGGTTTTCGGGTTCCAGAGCTGGCGCAGCGGTATCGGGGTTCGCTCTATCTCAGCGCAGGCAATCGCGGCGGCCACCTCCAGCGGCGAGGAGCCAACCGGTAACAGGCGGTTATCACTCATCCGCGCCCCAAATTGTGATCGCATAATCAGAGCAATAGGACGCCTGAGTCTCATCGAGCACGATATCGGCCACCGGCTGCGCGAGCTCAACGCGCTGCACACCTTCCACATGCAGCGCGGCATAAATGGCCGATTTACGAATGTCACGCCCGAGGCGGTGCTGAGCGGTGATGTAGGCTTTCAGCTTGGCCTCGGCAGCCTGTCGCACTGGCTCCACTTCGGGCCCCGGATAGAGATAGAGCTCAGCCTCAATCTGATAAGGTACAATCGCAGCACTTTGCACCGTCACACGGTCAGCAACGGGGCGCACATCCTCGGCATTGAGTGCGAGGTTCACTCTCTGGATCAACTCCTCGCTCGCCGCGCCGTTCCCCTCACGCGAAAGCACCGAAACCGTCACACACGCCGGTGTTGGACTAATGACCGACACATCGGCCACCCGACCGTCAGCACTGCGGCCATGGAATTGATACGCGCCGACTGAACCGGCCACGCTTAATCCCTCAAAGGCTTGCTGAATACGCACCCGAAAATCGTTGTCGGACTCCAGCACGGCGGCCAGAGGGGGAATAGCGGTGGTATCGGCGGGCGTAATGACCAGACGTTCAACGTTATAGTTCGCGCCGAGGTTATCCAGATCGCCGCCGGTGGCATAGGCCAGCATGTTCGCGCGGGCGGCTTCATTCACCCGCTGACGCCACATCACCTCGCGATAAGCGTTTTCTTCGAGCAACTTGGTCAAGGGTTCGGATTCGAGCTGCAAGGTACGCGCCACCGCTTCGCGCTGGCTCTCGTCACACAGAGACAACAGCGCCGCCTTGCGCTCGGCTAAAATACTTTCGTAGTCCAGCACCTCGACCACATCGGGCGCGGGAAGCTGACTCAGGTCAATGGTTGCCATGGATTAACTCACAGGTACGTTAAGGGAGAAGGTGCCGCCGGTATCGGTCAGGGTGCCGGTGATATCGACCACCATCTCGCCGTTAAACCGGTTATCGGACGTGATGGCCGTGAGCCTAACGCGGGGCTCCCACTTTAAAATCGCCATGTAACAGGCGGCCATAATTTGCAGGTTGAGCGCGGCGTTCTGCGGTTGGTCAATCAGGGCAGATAGGAGCGAACCATACTCACGACGCATGACCCGCGTGCCGACCGGCGTGATTAGAATATCGCGCACGCTTTGGCGAATATGGGCGAGGTCATCAAGCTGCTGGCCGTCGTCTCGGCTCATGCCTGAATAACGCGCCGTCATTTCGTTCCCTCCGTCCATTCACCGCCGCCTTTAACGCCGCCATGCCCATGTTTATCAACCTGTACGCCGTTCGAGGTGAATTTGCCGGTGTGTTCTATGGTGCCGCTCATCGTGCCGCCTTTTTGCACCTCGATAGAGCCGGTGGTTAGCTTGTTGGTGCAAATCACTTCGGGGGTATCGAGGGTGATTTTTTCGCTGGCGGTCACGGTGACGGACGGGCAAGTCACCACCACCGACGCCGAGGCGGTCACATCCGCGCTTTTTATACCGCTCACACTAAGCGCGCCGGTATCGGGCTCGTACTCGATGACCGCGCCGTCAGGAAACTCGACGCGCCAACCATCGGCAGACGCCGACGGGGCGGGAAAGTCATCACAATAAATGCCGGTCAGGACAAAGGCGGTATCAAGCTCGCCGCCGACGGCCAGCAATAACACCTGCTCCCCCACCGACGGAGCCCACCAGTCACGCGAACGGCCAGCGCGACGCGCCAGCCAGTTAATCCAACCGGTTTGTATTTCGCCGGTTTGGACGCGGCACAGGGCTCCATCGGTATCGACTTCGGACACGACACCGGTGCGGATAAGGTTGCGCAGTAGACGCGAGATTTCGGATAGTTGGGATTGTGTGCTCATGGGGAAAGGATGCCGCTAGGGAGAGGGAGCGACAATGTGAGAACGTAGGATGGAAGCTCAGACAACAAGGATAGACTGTTTAGTGCCAGAAGTAGACAATGCTGCCCCCCTGTGCACCCATCAACATGGAGCAAGCCAGTCAGTTGGTGAACGGAGTGAGTTGTCAAAAGTTGTCGCCTGCTTCCATTGGCATCGGAAATTATTGAGTGTGCGCACTCTAAGTTACAGTTGCTTCATAAGGTTGTATTGATATGACTGATACATTAGGCTATGTTTCAGAAAAAACATTAAGGATTATTTTTACTTTTTGTTTACGATAAATATCATATGATTTTATCAATAACTCTATTTAGTAAGGTATGGTTATGAAATTGTATTCTGAAAGCTCAGATGAGAAAGATGCGTTATATCTGCTTTCTTATATCAATGATGTTATTTTGCCTGCTTCAGTCGATTTTTTTGAAAAACTAGAAGATAACTCTTTGAGATTGCATCACGTTTTTTCATTTAACGCAATCCTTGCTCATGCGACAGATTATATAGTTTATATAGTTAACAAAAAAAACAGCATAAGAAGGAGTGATTTCCTGAAAGGCTTTGATGAAAGATACTCTGTAGATGGTTGCTGTTTTATTAATAATAAGTTTGAACTTTTAGATGCTGTAAATAATTCCTTTAAGCACGTTGAGTTAAAAAAAGAGCGATATCCTGAACTGATAAAAAGATATGGCGATCTATCATTTCATTGCTTGAAAGAAGATTCTGGGAAAGTTTTTTTTAGAATGCCTGACTATCAATTTGATTATTCTAGAGTGGTTCTAAGACCAATTGCCAAAATATTCAATTGTGGACTCAAAGATAATAATGATATTGATGATTTTATAAACGGAAGAATCTTTGGGAGTTGTGGTTATGGCCATTTTCCATATGACTATGAACCACATGACGCCATTGATAGAATGATAGACTACTGTAACGCACAATGTATGGACTGTGGTGAGCATGCGGATGACTGTGATTGTCATAATTTTGAATACAATAAAGAAAAAGGAAAATATAATCCTGACTTAGATCCTAACTTCGATTTTGATGATGTCATGTCAAATATTAGTGGCACAAGGGAGTGGAGTAAGTAATATTTTTGTTTTTTCTAAAAGGTACATTGATTGATGGAATTATTAGGTCTTTATTCTAGTGCGATTTAATAGCGCTTTTGAGCAGGTGAAAAGTGATTAATGAACCATTACCGGACGACTGAAGAGACCTTCAAGACGGTGTTCAACGAATTTTTCGAAACGTTGGTATGAAGGCTGATATTGAGGTTGAATTACCCCCCATCAAGGTTCTATTAAAGTAGATATACTTG